GGTTCGAGCCCTGGTGGCCGCGATGGATCTCGATGGATTGGGGATTCGAACATCCGGCGGCCGTGTATTGGCACGCGAGCGTGCCGGCGAGCCATGTCTGGAAACGGACCGAAGAGGCCATGCAGGCGGGCGGGTTAGAGGACGCAGCGCAAGATGAATTGCTGGATGCGGATATGCCGAGGAATTTCGGCGGGGCCGACGCACCGCATCTAGTCCCATCGGGCCGTGGGGGCGCCCGTGTGGTCACCTATCGGGAGTTGGTTCGGAAACGATTGGCGCCGCGGGCGCTGGCGCAAATGATTGTGGAGCTTTCGGTCGACTCTGGCGGTGACCGGGAACATATCGACGCCATATATCTCTCTCCTGACGCGTTCGCTCATCGCACCGATGAGGCTTCGATAGCTGAACAAATGGGAGAAGTTTTCGCGGCCGCCGGGTTGCCGAGGGCGTCGCTGGCGGACAACGACCGCGTCGGCGGATGGATGCTGATGTACCAGATGCTCGACGCAGAGGAATGGACGATCACTCGGAACTGCACAGAATTGATTCGAGTGCTGCCCGCATTGGTCCGCGATACCGCGAGAGTCGAGGACATCGAAAAGGAAGATGGAGACGATGCGGCCGACGCGGCGCGCTATGGATTGAAGTCTCGAATCAGAACGGCGCGGCCGCCGTTGCAACAAAGACTGGCGGAATTGGTGACATCGACGGACCCAACGATCCGCGCGATACAGGCCCGCAAGGCGTCGCTCGAAATCGAGCAGAAGCAAGGGCCGATTTATCGCCACCGCCGGCGGCAGGGTTAAGCCCGCGCTGCGGGAGGATGCAAATGCTTGGTGAATTTCTGAATTGGGGGTGGACCACGAAGTATACGCGTTCGCTCGAAATCGAGGTGGCCCGCCTTCGGGCGGAAAATCTTGCACTCCTAAATTCGATTCTTGGCGTCGCCGGAGTGCCGCCGTTGCGAGTGGATCATGCCGGGATAGATTCTGTGGTTCGGAATCGTGATCACGGTGAAGGGCGAAGTCGTGGGGCTGTTGCCACTGAATCACAATCACAAGCAGCCCCCCCGCGCAAATCGGTGGGTACTCCGGTGCGGCGACGGTCGTGGCCACAGATCGGACGGGCATTTGAGGCTGACGATGCTTCACGGCAGCAGCGAGTAACCGTTCACACGGGCATTGAAGAAAGAGGCTAAGGACAGAATGCCCATTCTTTCCAGATGTGGCGGACGGGTGAACGACCGAACCTTGCAATCCTGAAACCAAAACCAAGTTCAACATCAACTTCACACCTAGTCAAAACCAAGTTTAATAGCCGCTTCAAATGCCAGTTCAAACCCCAGGCTTCGCGGAGAACCCGGAGGCGTGGCGGTGATCGCTTTTTAATCTGACTTGTGGCGCGTGGTACCTGGAGGCACTATGCCCGTTTTTAGCGGCCGTTATCACATCAATCCTGCGATGGGGCAAGCGTTGGCATCCGCCCGCGCCTTACTCGAAGGGAAGAGCGGCGAAAACAATGACTCGCGCTCGGCGGAAATCCGATCCGGGGACGATAGTGACGATCTGCCACAGCGAAGGGCCAGTTCGGATGAACGCGATTCACGGGGGGCCATTCACCGCATCGAGATTGAATGTGCAGACGATCGCACCTCTCCATCGGGTCGAGGCTCGACAGGGTATACGGCTTACGTGCATCGAGTTCAACCGAGTAACGGGGACGACGCGGTGCTGCAGCCCGGCAAGCTACCGCACGGGGTGCAGACCCCAGGACCGACTACGCATGTGTTTGCGGACTCGGACGGCTTGACAGACTTCTTGCGGCGCGCGCTGGGAGAGGTATCCAAGGCTTCTTGATGTGGCTCCCGGGCCCCGAACATCTCACGGAACTTTAGGAAATGAAACACCAGCGGTCGATTCACAATACTGAGGAAAATTCATGAGCAGCTACTCGACAAGCCCGAATGCGGGAACCGTTCCGATTGAGGGTCCTGCCGCACCGCCGTCGAACGGGACGCCTGGGGCTGGCGAACTGAATGGGGAGCCGATCCGGAACGATTCGCGAACGCCGGCGGAAACTCTCTACGGTTCAAACTTCGAAGAATTGCCGGAGCATCTGCAGGAAGCATTGAGGCGGCTGGTGATGCAGTTTTCGACCGAGTCCGACCATTCACGCCGGCAGGAAATCCGCCGGATCAAACAGGCCCATCAGTTCTGGCGAGGCTTGCAGTACCTGTGGTGGAGCGACCGCGATCAGAATTGGCATCTGCCATTCGAACAGAAACTGACGCAGCAGTCTTCTATCGAAGATATGCCGCGTTATGAGTTCGTGACGAATATTTACCAGGCGTTTGGGCTTTCGATTATTGCGGTGCTGTCCCAGGATGTGCCCACCGTCCGATTTTTTCCGCAGTCGGCGCAGGCCGAAGGAGACATCGCGGCGGCCAAGGCAGCGACGGAAGTAGCCCACATGGTGGAGCGAAATAATCGCATTGGAAATTTAATTGTGGATGAAGCCTTCCACCTGTGGACCAGCGGCAAGGTGGGAGCTTACGTGCGGTACGTAGTGGACGGCCAGCGGTTTGGGTTCCACCCGGAAATGCAGCTGGGCACGCACCAAGTGAAGATCGGCGCGGATAGCTATCACTGCCAGAATTGTGAAGCCGATGTGAGCGGAGCGGAAGCGCAGCCGGCGCTGATCGGGGCGACATGCCCGAGCTGTGGCGCCGAAATCGAAGAAGGCGCCTTCGTGCCAGCCGAGGTGGTGACGGTCCCAACGATCTCGACTCAGTTTCGGGTGGCCAACGGGCAAGAGGTAATCACCGTGGTCGGAGGGCTGGAGCTGAAAACGCCGCCTTGGGCCAACGAAATGCACGAATACCCCTACATGCAATGGAACATGGAGGTTCATGTTTCCAGGCTGCGCGCCGCTTACCCACATGCCGCGGACAAAATCGGCCCGGTGGTCGCCGCCGGTTCGGGGCAATACGAGCGGTTGGCGCGGCTGGCGCAGTCGCAAGGCGGGCCAATAACCGAAGGTGGGGACTTCAACCAGAATCTGATTACCTTTCAGCGAACGTGGCTGCGGCCGTGGGCTTTCTATCTACTCGAAGAGCAATCGCTTCGTGATGAGTTGCTGGCGCTGTACCCCGACGGGGCCTACGTTGCGTTTGCCGGCGACGCGTACTGCGAATCACGAAACGAAAATATGGACGATCACTGGCGGGTGCTCCACGCGTTGCCAGGGGACGGCAGTTCCGGCCGGCCGGCGCTAGGAGACGCGCTGATTTCGGTTCAGGAGCGCTTCAATACGCTTTCGAATCTACAAATCGAAACCTACGAATACGGCATACCGCCGATCTACGCCGATAGCGAAGTGCTCGACTTCGAAGCTCTGCAGAGCCAGACCGCGGAGCCCGGTGCACATTATCCGGCGCGATCGAAACCCGGGCAAAGTCTTGCCGCTGGATTCTTCCAGCCAGCGCCGGCCCAAATCCCCCCGGACCTCGCCATGCACGCCGCAAACTTGATGGGCCCGGTGGCGCAGTTCCTAACCGGCGCCTTCCCGGCACTTTTTGGCGGGGCAATGAGCAACTCGGACACCGCGGCGGGATACGCGATGGCCCGCGATCAGGCCATGGGACGGATCGGTCTAGTGTGGAGAAAGATGAAATTCTTCCATGCGGATATCATGCTGCTGGCGGTGGATTGTTTCCGCCGCAACCGGCCGCGTGACGTGGAAGTGACGCTGCTGGGCGCAGGGGCGGCGTTTGAGTCGAAATGGATACGATTGGCGGATTTGAAAGGTTCGCTCTTTTCTTACCCCGAAACAGATGAACAGTATCCAACGCAATGGGCGCAGCAGCGCGCGGTGTTGCTGCAACTGATCGGCAATCCAGACCCACAACTGCAAGACATTCTGGGAAGCCCAGAGAACCTGGGGCTTATCAAACGGTTGATCGGGTTGGAAGAGCTGGTGATTCCGGACGAGGAATCAAGAACGAAGCAATACCGCGAAATCT